GATACTGGCCTCCTGCGGCTGCAGCTCGATCCCGCTCACGGAAAAGTCTGTCTGCCCCTTGGGGTATAGCTGTATCATGCTGCCGCCACCTCCATTGTCTTACAAAAATCTCCATCTCGGCGTGATCACAAGGCTTGTAATCCCGCCCGTCCACTGTATCAGGCTCTCTCCGACCGGCAGCACGGGGAATTCACCGCTCCAGACGCCCGCCATCGGCTTCCCGTTGCTGCCTAAAATCCATTTATTCTCGCAGTCCAGGATCCACCCGTCCGTCAGCTCCGGGATGACCATGGAGTTCCCGCCCATCCGCAGCGTGACCCGCCCGCTGCCGTGCATAACGATCAGCGGCAGCGCCTCCATGCTGCCCGGGTTGGTGATGGCCGTCCCGCTCTCGGTGATCAGGCTGTCACCCTCATTCAGCAGCCGCTTGCACGGGTCGCAGTAAAACTGGATGTCCCCTTCCCACCAGCTGCTCCTGGGGCTGTGTTTCGTCATGCTCATGGATCCATATGCCCGCGCCTTCTGCTTCAGTTCCGGCTGAGCGGAAAACGTGATCTCCCCGTCTCCCGTGAGCCACTGAGCTGCCCGCATCATCGTTTCCATCCCTTTCACAGCGATATGCACTGTCCGGATGTAGCTGTTATAGATGTCTGTTCCCTCGGTCTGGGTCAGGTCCCCGCTTCTTCCCGGGATGGTCACATGCTCCACCCGTTCTTCAGGTCGGACGATTTCGGCTTCCTGATCCACAACGATTCCCATCGCGTCCGATCTCGTTCCGTTCCAGATGAAAAAATACCTTGCCATTCGGGCTCCTCCCCTCAGCCTCCGAAGCCTCTCTGTGATGCTCTGTTCCTCCGGTTGATGGAGTCAATCAGATTGTCGACCTCAAGGCCATTGTTCAGATTTACGCTCCCGAAATAATTGTGGTTGTTGTATGTGTAGTTCTTGTTCTGCTGTGCCGTCATGACGCGCTCTCCCCTGTGCAGGATGGCCGGATATCCGTCCCACGGAACGAACGGCACACCGTTCGCCTTTGGAACAGCAGGCATCTCCCATCCCCGCGGTGTTCTGATCCGCCCGGTATTACCTCCGCTCGTGGGCACCATAACCACCGGCACCGTCACCGTTCCGATCTCTTCTGCAATTTGTGCCGCGGCGTTCTCCGGTGCGACCGGCTCCACCTCAAGCTCAGGCGTTCCAAACTGCTTGATCCATTCGCTCAGGTCGAGATCTTCCACGCTCCGCCATCCTGCCGCGCCGCTGGCCCCGTATATCTGATTGACGAGCTGCTGGAAAGCAGTCTCATTGAGGATGGTGTTCTGCAGCTGATTAAGCGCGGCTTTGTCAAACGCGTTCGTGCGGTAAAGATCCCATGCGTCCTGCGCGGCCTTCTCGACGATGGCGCGCCGGTCCTGATAGACCTCGCCGTTTTTGTCTTTTTTGTATCCGTAAGCCTCCCCCTCTGCGTTGAGGTTTCCGGCTTTGTCCACAACGTCGTTGTTTCCAAGGTCGTCATGGGTCCCTTCGAAGATGCCCTCTGTCAGGGTATAAATCCCCGCCAGCCACGGCGCAGCCTTCAGCGCTGCGGATGCAAAAGCAGCCCCCCAGGACGCACCCGACGCAGCTCCTGCTGCTCCGGCTGCCCCGGCTGCTCCTCCACCCGTGAGCCCTCTGATGCCGTTGATCAGCTGAAGGACCTGCAGCGCTCCGCCCGTGAGCTTCGCAGTGCCCCAGGCGACAACGATGCCCTTCAGCACGTTTTCAACAGTCCCTTTGTTTGTCACAAGCCACTGGAAACTGCCGACAATGTTGTTGAAAACGCCAACGAAGCCGGCCACAACCTCTTCCGGATCGATCTTTCCCAGATCCTCGAAAAGCCCCTCAACGGCCGTTTCCAGCCCTTCCAGCGCCTTCTGTCCGTCCTCCGTCTTCAGGTAATCCATCAGTCTGCCCAGCAGGCTGTCGACCACCTCCGCCGCCTTCTGCAGTGCCGGCGCAAGCCCGGACGTTACCTCTGCCTGCAGCTTTTTAAAGTCCTCTTGCGTATTGATCAGCTGATCATTCAGCGCCGCAAGTTTGTTGATGGCCTCCTCGCTGACCACATTCTGATCCTGCAGCGCCTGCTGGAAGGCTTCCTGCCCCATCGCGAAGATGGGATTCAGCTTGTCAAAGCTTTTCCCGAAAATCGCGTTGGCGTATGTATCTGCCAAATCCTGGGTTATCTCTCCGCTGGCGACTTTCTCCCGCAGCCGCTCGCCCAGCTGCCAGAACATTTCTTCATAGTCCTTTGCAACAGGCTCCAGGATCCCTCCGCCGGTGTCCACCAGCTTTGTCGTGCCGATTCCCAGCGCTTTCATGATGTCTATCTGTTCATTGGTCGGTTTGTTGATGACGTTCTGGACCCTTTTCTTGGCTTTCTCCCAGTCGGATACCGTTATGTCCGCCGCCGTCTTGAAGACGCCTTCGTACCGCTGATACTTCTCCACATCCATGCCCAGCACGGACGCCGCTGTGGCCGTGTCATCCGCCCAGCTGGCGCTGTCCGTCACAGCGTCCCCGATGGCCTTCCCGACCCGCACCGCTGTCTGGGCGCTTCTTTCCAGCGCGTTTGTCACGGAGTCGATGCCTTTGATCGCCTGGTCCAGGCTCATCTTTTTCCCGATGTTATTCAGCCCGCCGCTCAGGCTTGCGGCTCCCTTTGTCGCGGCATCCTCGCCGGCGCCCAGATCCCTCAGTTTTACCTGTGTGTCCATCATGGCCGCCTGGGCGTTCGCGAGGGTCTGCTGCATTCTCTGGTATTCCGCGCTGGTCTGTTTAACGCCGTTCTCATTCATGGCCTTCAGAGCGGCCTCGGCCTGCTGCACGACGCTCTTCTGTGCCTTCATCTGGTCGTTCAGAATTCGCTGCTTGTCCGCCAGATACTGCTCTTTGTCTCCGTTCGCCTTCAGCTGGGCCTCATTCCGCTTCAGCTCCGCGTCCAGCGTTTTCACGCTCTGCTGCGCTTCGCTGATCCCTTTTTTGAGTCCGCTCACATCGGCGGTCATTCCGACAGCTACGCCCATCTATTTCACCCTCTCCCGGAGTCATATTCCTGGCGATATACAAAAAGGTCGAGCACTTCGCCCGGCCTCATTCTGTCAATCTCTTCCCTTTTCAGTCCCGCAATCAGTCCGCAGGAAACGACCTTGCGGTATGTCATTTCCCGGGCTCTTTTTTTGCGTTCTCCTCCCGCAGGATCTCATCCACGGGCCCCTTTTCGGCCTCCTCCGCCGTCTCCATGCTCATGGCTTCGTTGACCTCCGTCATGGCCACAATCGCAAACGCGAGCGCCATGCCCGGCTTCATTCGCCTCAGCACCCACTTGTCCGTCAGATCCGGCTCCTTCCCGGCTTCCTCCAGCCCGGCGTTCCCCATGATCCGAAGCAGAACGCCCAGCTTCCGGATCTTTTCGCTGTCCTCCATCATGTGGATCTCATAATCTCCGGTCTCCTCGTTCATCTGGATCCCGAAGACTTCCGTCCTCATCTGTGCCGCGGTGCATCCGATTTCTTCCTGGATCACGGGCATCTCCATGCATGTCAGCATGAGCGGGATCGTCCTCCCGCCGATTTTAATCTCTGTCATCTTCGTCCTCCGTCGTCAAAAAAGTGTTCGGGGACCCGGTTTCCCGGATCCCCGTGCATTGTCCTCCCGCGCCGGTTTTACGTCGTGGCCCCGGTGGTGTTCGTCCCGGACCCGGTGATGTTCAGCTTGGTGTTCAGCCATCCCTTCGCACCGGCGGCCGTCGGGAAGGTTTTATGCTTCCGGAAGCGGATCTTCCCGCTGCCGTCCACATCCAGACCAGCGGCCCGCCCGTTCAGGGTGGGCGTGCGCCATGTGATCCGGCCTTCCTTGGTGGCCGTCTCCTGGCTTTCTTCCTGGAACTTGATCTTCAGGACCAGATACGCCTCGAATTTGCGCACGCCGTCCTCCCGCATCACGCGGATATAGCCGAAGCCGCCGTAAGGCGTGGGGTTGTCACCTTCCCACTGGCCATCTTCACCGTCGGCTTCCTCCGCCAGCAGGGCCACCCTGTCCTGATCGCTCAGGCCGGTGCTCTCGAAGCTCATGGTGAGGCCCGTCATCCCGTTGTCGTCGTCCACGATGCGATCATCGCCGTACAGCGGTTCGTTGTTGATCTCCTTGGTCACGTTGGCGCCTCTGGCCTCCTGGATCCTGCGGCCCGTGCCGTAGGTGGGCATTGCCCCGTCCGTCTCCGCGGTGATCGGAGCCCATACAGGATACATCAGCCCGACATTAGCATTGCTCATTTTCTTACCCTCCATTTTCCCGAGCGATCTGTTCCATCTCGCTCTCTACAGTTTTTTCGATGGCTTCAATGGCTTTCTGCGTGTTCTGGCTGACAGCCTTCCGGTAGAACGGCTGTTTCCGCATGAAGCTGGTTCCGGAATTGATCGCGTTGGCAATCACCGGGATCGGTTTCACGCTCATGTCGCCTTTTCCCTGTCCGGTTGTCCACTGCTTCCCTGCCCACGTCGCCTTTCCGCTTTCGTCCATCTTGTACTTTGTTCTTGTGTTCGTTCTGGAATGGTTCCAGGGGATGGAGGCGTATCCGTCCGGATTGTATCCGACGATCGTCTCCACCTCCGTCCCCTTTTTCCTGAATTTGGCGATGCCGTAAGCATTCGCCGCGTTCAGCAGCGCCTTCTCTTCCGGAGACGGGTCCCGTTTCTCTCCGCCCCTGGCGTACTTAAACGGTTTCGTGGCGACGCCTCGCGCCGCCTTGCCGACCGCGTCGGCAATCACTCTGGCTCCCTCATAGAGCCCTTTTGCAGCGGCCCCCTGGGCCCTGTCCCCCATTTCACGGAGCATGGCCGTAAGCTCGTCCATCCCTTCTGTGGTGACCTTCATCGGCATATTTCAGTCCTCCGTCTGGAACACCCACTCGAAGTGGAATTCATTCGTCTCCCGGTCCCATCTTCCGTTTGTTTCCCGTCTCCAGCATCCGTCGCAGTGCCTATTCAGCGCGGCTTCGATCATTTCCGCGTATCCGTTGCCGTATTTTCCTGTGGCATACAGGTCAATGGATCCTTCCCACGCTTCAAGCACCTTCTGATCATCCGCATACAGCGTTTCAGCCGGGAATTCCAGCGCATATGTGATATAAGGCGCCCGCGGCCTCGTGTTCCAATCGTTTTCCGCGCACGGAATTCCGATGGCTTTCAGATCCTCCGCCAGTGCGTTATAAGTCTCATGCACCGTTTACACCTCCCCGGCCTCTCCTGCGATTCCGTCCCAGGGCTGGATGGTCAGAATCACGCCGTTGGTCTCCCCGGCTTCGCGTTTCCGGATCACCCGCCAGCGCTTTCCCTCATACTCCAGCTCCCTTTCCCCGTGATAATCACGCTCATATGGGATCAGCAGGCGCTTCTCCGGCTGCAGTCCCTGGCCTGTTGCCTGGTAGTGCTCCGTCAGGCCCACTTCCATCTCCGTCACATTCACAGGGCTTCTGATCTCGCCCGCTTCGCTCCCGGCCTCTCTCGCGTCCGGTCTGAAGCGGATCAGCGTGCAGCTGCTCAGCTTTCTTGCCATGCTTATCCCTCCTGATTCCCGGGATAATCCGTGTATTCGCTGCTCAGCCGCAGGCTGCCCTTCTGGCTTTCGTATGCCTTCAGCAGCTGGTCGTAGTTCGGCGGATTCCCGATCCGCATCTGGCACCAGATCGCGATCGTCGTGATGATCAGCTCGTCGGCCAGGGTGCTTGTATCCGTGATTTCTCCGGTCTCCGCATCCCTGCTGATGCTGATTTCGCCCGGCAGGACGATCTCCGACGTCCTGGTCAGATCCAGCGCCGCCGCCCGGATCTGCATCACGATCTCCGCGTCGTACGCGTCGCCGCTCACCGGCAGCATTGCCTTCACTTCCGCGAACATGTCCTCACCTTCTCCCCGCCTTGTATTTTTCGTATAGTTCCCGCGTGTACAGATGCCTTGCCGGGCAATGAGTGTCAATCCACATCTCAAAGCCCGCGCACGCTGCACGTACACAAAAATGCCGGTCCTCGCCTCTCAGCGCCTGGCGGATATTCGGGATGCGCTCGTAGCTCACTCCGGCCTCGAACACCCTGCGCTTCACCAGCGTCAGCGCGCCCGTCATCCCCACCCGGTACAGTCCCGGCTTTTTCCATTCCTCGCTCATGCCCGCGCTCTGGTCTTCCATCCACGCGTTGCACCAGTACCTTCCGTTCGGTGCCTGTGTCCAGAAGATTTCAGAAACGATGTCCTTGTCCGCCTGAATCAGGTGGTACAGCGTCCAGGGATCCATCACGATGTCGGTGTCAGCTGACAGCCAGTAATCATAACCGCCGTCCAGCATCCTCCGGATCGTCATGTTCCGCAGTCCGCCCATTTTCCACATCAGGTCCAGCGTCCACAGGTGGTCATTATGCGTTTTTTCATATGCCTCGCCGTTTTCGGCCCGGATGTATTCCGCATCCCGGATATGCTGGATCACTTCGTCGCAGTCATTCACCACGAAAAAGCGGTCCGCGCTGAATCCTTCCGGCACCTCCAGTCTGTCCAGCCCTTCCTGGTATACCTCGAATACGTCCACATCCTGCCGCAGCGGCGCGCAGATCAGAATTCTCTTCATGTGGCCGGTTCCTTTCCCGGCCAGATCGGCACGTGGGCGATATGCCCGCACCGTGCCGTCGGCTCGCACCAGATCTCAGCTCCGGTTTGCATGGCCCTCCAGCAAAATGCCAGGTCCTCACCGTAGCTGACGCCCTCAATGTTCTCCGGGTCAAAGCAGTTGCCGTATTTCTGCTGTACGGCCTTCAGGATCTCCGTGGAGATCATCGTGCAGGCCATTCCGCACCCTTTCACCCGGAAGGGTTCCTTGCCGTATTCCGTCACCTTGGTCAGCGGTTTCAGCTGCGTGAACACACAGCTGCCGTACGGCGGCCGCCGCGACTGGAATGCGCCGCATACAAAGTCCTTTCCGCAGAATGTCAGCGTCTCCACGATCTCCTCATCAAAAACCATGTCGCTGTCCAGGAAAAGGATGTGCGTGAATTCCTCGTTGATGGCCTTGCAGGCCAGCTTGTTCCGCGCGAAGTACACCAGCGTCCCGGCCACGATCTCAACCGCGAACCGGACGCCCTCCCGCTGCAGGTGGCCCGTCAGCTTCATCAGGCTCTTCACAAAGTCCGCGTGGATGTAGTCCATGCACGGCACGGCAATCAGCAGTCTGAACGGCTTTTTCATGCTTCCCCCTCGTTACTTTTTCTTCCGGGTCGTTTTCTTCGGTCTGGCCGCCGTCTCCGGCGTTTCCGTCTCCGGCGTTTCCGTCTCCGGCGTTTCCGTCTCCGGCGTTTCTTTCTCTTCGGCTCCCTCCGGGATCTCGCGCATGGCGGGCGCTTCCGCTGCCCTCACCGCGCTCCCCGTGGAAAGTAGAAAACCGGCCTCCGCCGGGGAGACCTCAACAATCTCCCCGGCTTCGTGCCGGATTCTGGCCGCACGGATCAGTTTTACCTTCATCGTGTAGCCTCCTGTGATCAGGTCGTTACAGCCGCGGCCTTCTTGACGTTGCAGAACATACCGGGCTTGTCCACACCGTGTGCGGCGTACTGCCGGCCGTGGATCTTCACCATGTCCGCCTCAGCTTCGGTCACGTCGTCATATTTGGTGATGACGCCCTCGCCTTCGGGGTAGTTGACATGCTCGCCGTACAGGTCGCCGACGATCATCCACACCGCGTTCGCGCTGGCGGTCGCATAGGCCGGCAGGGCGCTGGTGTACAGCACGGGCAGCCCGTCATACGGATCGACCGCAAAGTTACCGGCAACACGTGCCTGGTTGAACGTCGCGGAGCTCTTCCGGTTGATGATGACTACCACGTTCTCGGCTTCGTCGCTCAGTTCCGCCTCGGCTTCGACCACAACGGTCAGATCCGGAGCGCCTTCGATCTTCGGGATGCCGACCGCGCTGGCAGAATGGCTGGTGGAGGCGCCCGCGATGTCCGCGATCACCTTTTCCTTCAGGAGCTTCAGCACGCGGTAGGTCAGTTCACGGTACACATAGGAGACCAGGGCTTCGCCGCCGGTGGCGATCACTTCATCACTCACGCGGATGAACTTCTTGATGTTCTTCGGCTTCAGCTCGACCACGCCCAGGGTCAGATCTTCCTCTGTGATGGCCGTTGTGCCTTCCAGGTGCTCATAGGCCGGATCAGCGTCACGCTCGAAGGCGCTCTGCAGGTTGCCCCGGAAAGCGGTCTTGTTCACGCGGCTCAGGATCGTATCATTTTCCCACGCGGTCTTGATGATGGGATCAACCAGGGCCGGGACCGGCACCTGGCCATTTGCCGGAGCATTCATTCCCAGCAGGGCACGCAGTTCGCGGTCGTCCTCGCTCTGGATATAGCGGGCGTACGCATCCACGTATTCCTTGCTTGCGCGGATCTCATTCACGGTTTTCGCGGCGGTCTCCGCCTTCCGGGTCTCGCCGATGGCGATGCCCTGCGCGCCTTCCGCGATCTGCTTCCGGATCTCCTCCGCCTTCGCTGCGGCATCGCGGAGCTGCTGTGCGTTCTCGCGCAGCTCATCCATTTCCTTCTTCAGGGCGTCCAGGTCCGCGCCCTCCTGCTCCATCTCCTTCAGGATGGCAGCCTTGCGGGTTTCGATTTCCGCCAGAGTCTTGTACTTCATTGTTTTTTTACCTCCTCAAATTCAAATCATTTCCGCCATAATGGCAATTTTTGTTTTTTCCCTCCGCCGGGCCTCTACGGCAAGCCTCTCCTGCTTAACCTCAGCGATAACTCCCTCGCAAAGGTTCCGTGCGGATATTTCAGTCGCGTCGTTTGCTGGCAGCGACACAACAGAAACGTCGTACTCCTTCGCCACTTCCAGAATCGTCCGGTGAATGTCGATCCTGTTCGCTTCCCGGTTTTCGATCACTTCGCGCTTCTGGCACCCTGCCTTGAATCCGTGGCTCATCTTTGTCAGGTATCCGCCCTGAATCTCCTCAAAGATCTTCCGGCCTTCCTGCGTTCCTCCCAGGAAGCCCTTCATGTGTAGGCCGATTCCGTCCGGATTCACCGTCAGTGTCTTGTTCCCACCCCTGGCATACACCCGTCCCTCATGGTTCAGCTGCATGATGATGTCGCTCAGATCGCACTTGTCGAACGCGTGCGGATCAAACCGTTCAAACAGCCGGTACTCGCCGTCATCAAACAGCAGATACTCGTTCCATTTTGTGGCGTACCCTTCCACCACCATCTGGCCGTCATCCATCGTCCGCAGTTCCATACCGCTCAGATCGATGTCCCGGTATTCCCGCTCATTTACTTTCATCGGCATCTTTCTTTCCTCCGTTTTCTCCGTCCCCGGCCTTCTTTGCCGGCGGATTCGTCACGTCGTAATATTCGCCTCTGGCCGGGATCTGATTCCCGATCTCATCCGGCAGCGGATCCAGATTCAGAATCTCCCGCAGCTCGTTGCGTGTTGCCAGTCCCCGGTCTCCCAGCTGCGTCACCGCGTTCAGCTTGTCCGCGTTGCTCATGTACTGTAGCCGGTTGCTGGTGAAGAATACCTGGTTTTCATAGGCTCCGCGCTCCCGGTCGCTATAGATCATCCCGCTGCACGCCTCGCCCAGCTGAATGGCGAACCACTCCACAAAACCCTCATAGAAAGCCAGCCATGCATCACCGAAAGCCTTATTCTGCAGGACGTCTTCGTTTGTGCAGAAATAATCAAAAACATTGGTTTTAATGTGTTCCTGCTGGTCCTTGTCGATGGTATAGCCGCTTGTCTTCATCTCGTGGATGTCGCTGTATGTGTTCGGGAACAGCAGCACGCCCCCGGCGGTCTTCTTGTTCCCGAAAGTCACCTTGTTATACCGGGCCATTTCCTCGCCCAGGTCATCGTCACTGGCCCAGTTGTCGCTCTGCGCCCAGAACCGGTAGGCATTCCCGTTTTTGATTCCTTCGGTGATTCCCTGGCGCTGCATCGATATCAGATCCAACACCGGCTGCATCGCGTCGTTGCTTTCGCCGAAAAGCTCGTTTTTGTACTGGAATCTTGTCAGGATCCCGGTTTCCGCCAGTCTTTCCGCCCGCCGTTTGTTGTTCTGCAGGATGAAGCGGATCCACGGTTCCCCCTCATACTCCACCAGCTCCCAGCTGTCCGGGATGATGTTGATGATCCCGTTCGGCGTCCCGTCATCGTTCCGCGTTTTGACCAGGAATGCGTTATTCCTCACGCCCAGGACCGTCGCCGTCTGATACAGGAACTTTGTCCATTCCTGGAATGCGTTCGGCCTGACCTTCAGGCGGTTCTGCAGCTCCGGCGCGGCGCTTCCCCTGATGTTCGGCTTCAGCTTCGCCGCGTGTCTTCCCCAGGCGTCCAGCGACGCCCGGATCAGCTCACTTTCATATACGGATCCTCTCCATGTTGTCCAGACCGGCGTATATCCTTCCAGCATCCGGAAGATCTGCGCGTTTTTCAGCTTTGCCGGCTGTTCCCGCTTGCCGAAGATCTTTTCAAACATTCCCATTTCTCAATCACTCCCCCGGCGTTTTCTCCTCCGCCGTCCGGCTTCTCCTCACGTTTTTCAGCCGGCTTCCCAGTTTGTCCCAGTTGAACACCCGCATGGCCATCGCGTCCAGCAGCATCGCCGTTCCGTCCACGTGGGCCTTGCTGCTGATCTTCACCAGCATCTTCCGCGGATGCGCCTTGTCCGCCGCGTTCTCCATTTTCATCGCGCTGTCCGCCAGGTGGATCTTCAACAAGTCGTTGTCGTCCATGTCCCGGATCTTTCCCTCCCGCAGCAGGCTTTCAAATGTGTCCGCCACGTTGGAAAGGTTGAATCCCTGTGTCACGCTGTCGCACTTGAAGTGCTTCCCGGTCATCGCCTGGATCAGCTCCATTGCGGACCATCGGTCATATCCGGTCATAAGCGGGTAGATTTTGTATTTCTTCACCAGGTCCATGAACCAGTGCAGCACGTCCGTATAATCCACGTGCTCCTCGCCGCTCAGGCTCAGGAACCCTTTCCGAATGTAGATCTCGTACGGAATCCCGTCCCGCTTGGTCGCTTCCTCCAGCCGGTTCTTCGGAAGCCAGAAGTGTGCCTTAATCCACAGGATCCCGTCGATCTCGCAGATGAATCCGGCCGCCGTCAGGTCGATCACCTGGGAAAGGTCCAGGCCCCCGACCACATATTTCCCGCGCAGCTCCTCCATCGGCTTCCGCCATCCGAAGGCCTTGTTGATGTCCTCCGCCTTCAGCCAGGCGGTGGACAGGTTCTGCTTCAGGTTGCAGTATTTCGTCTTGAATTCGATTTCCTTGCTGATGCTCGCATGCGCGATTTTGATCTGGTCCTCAATGAACGACCGCTTCACGCTCACGCCCATCCCCGGCAGGCTTTTTTCCAGTTCCTCCAGATCGTCCCATTTCTCGATGTCGTCGATCATGTAGAGCAACGGCAGAATCCGCTGCTCCCCTGAGTGCCCCATCAGGAACGCCGTGCCGCGCTTCATCAGCTCGTCGAATATTCCGTCATTCTCGTATCCGCCGGATGAGATCGCCATTCCCAGCGGCTCTTCCCGCGCGCCGGTGCCGGAACCCATGACTTCCCACTGCCTCAGCCCCGCAACGCCCTGCCATGCGGCCACCTCGTCCGCGCAGTAGAACATCGGATTATAGCCGTCCGACTTTTTGCTGGCGAAGGCCAGCTTCCGGACCATGGTGTTCGTCTCAGCGATCATCAGTCCCCGATATTTGGTGCTCTTCGTGATCTCGTCCAGTTCCGGTTCCGCGTGGACGTTAAACTCGAAAGCGGAATAACACAGGTCGCTCTGGTCCAACTTCGGCGCCAGGAAATAGATCTCGCTGCCGAATTCCCCCGCGGCATACGCCATGTAGCACGCGATCGCCGCTGCCAGCAGCGTCTTTCCCATCTTCCGGCCGATCAGCCAGAATACTTCCGTGAACTGGCGCTTTCCTTCGCCGTTCACGATGCCGAAGATCAGCTCGACCGCCGACAGTTCCCACAGCTCCAGCCGGATCCGCTGCGGCGCCAGCTTGCCCTTGTAGTGATGGCAGTACCGCTGGATGAACCGGACCGCGTTCTCCGCCAGCCTTCGGTCATAAAACCATCGCTTTTCATCCAGTCCCTGGATGATGATCTCATACAGCAGCCGGATCCATTTCCCGACGTTGACCCCGCCGCTGTTGATCTCGTTCCAGTATCCCAGGATCGCGCTCTCCGCGGTCAGCTCCGCGACCGATTTAATGCCGGTTTTTGCCATTTTCCCCGGCCTCCGCCTCAGTGCAGCCGGAAGGCGTCCAGATCCCGCGCCGCCCGTTCTTTCTTCGTGCCCCGCTCGCCGATCATGTTCCCGATCGTCGTCAGGCATTTATTGGCGCTCTCCACGTGGCGCGGAAGTTCGCTAAGCAGCGGATGCGCCACCTCCACGCTCCCGGTCTTGTATGTCTTCTCCACCGTCAGTCCGTCCTCCGCGATCTTGTCCCGCATCTGGTCGATCAGCGCCGCCTCCTCCGCGTAGATCCGCGCAGCCTCGATGAAATCCTGCTCTTTTTCGACCTGGTAGATCTTCCCGAATGCGATCATCTTCCGGTATAGCGCTGCCGGCGTCAGCTTCTCGCTTCCGCTGCGCGCCTTCACCCGTCCGGATGCCTTTTTCGTACCCGTTCCGGCCTTCCGTGCCGGCTTCCCGGTCTTCTGATCCTCCGCCCTGGCCTTCTGTGCCGGTTTCTTTGCCTTCTCTCCGGTCGCCTCCGGCAATTCCTCCGCGATGTCCGCGGAGATCCTGGCATCTGCTTTCTTCATCCGCGAATCCTCCCGAAAATCCATCAAAAAACGCTGCGTTTTTGCAGCGTTTTGGGCCGTCCTTTCATTGTCGCGCGCCCGTGGACGCGCGTCCCCCGCAACCTTGGCGCGCTTTTTTTACCA